GTGCTATAGGCATACCTTGGCACACTAACATACAAGTTACCAGGGTCATCTAGCTGTATGTGTAGGTTAATAAACTCATCTGATAAAGTACCATCAACGTAGTTACCGAATTTGTCTAACGTACTATCTTTTATCTTTGTAAGTAAAGGATCAGCTTCAATAGCTGTAACAGCGTTTTCTTTTAGAGAGTACCTTAGTTCTACTATAGTTGTAAACACTCGTCTACCGTTTACATCTATATCAGTCTTGGTGCTGCCTATAGTGTAGTCTCTGTTATATATCAGCTGGCCTGTATCAGCAAATGCAATAAACCAGTTAGAGTCGTTCTGTATAGGAACACCTTCTACGCTAGGGGCAGACGTTGTCAAGTACGTATACTTACCTAAGTTAACACCGTTATCAAAGTCCGTTTTTATGCTTGCACGTGCATCAGCAACTGTTTCTCGCACTTCACCTGTAAACTTATCTACGTACGGATATGTAGCTATTTGAAAGTGTGCAATATAATCTTCACCTACTACGTTCTTAGTAAATACTCTATCGTATATACCACTCTTTGTAATAGCTAGTGACGCTATATTTTTGTACTGAAATTCAAACCATGCGTAGTCTACTCCATGCCAGTCTTGCGATTTCATGGCATCTACGCTAGTACCAACTAACTTCAGTATTTTGTTATTAGCTTTGCTGTCAATAACATTTCCGTTGTATATCGGTTGTATATCAAATACCTCTATACCGTTAACAAACTTCTTATTCCAGTTACCAATTATAATGTTTTTAGCTTTACTATTAAGCCTAAACTCACTGACATTAGCAGCTAAGAAATCATCTTTGATGTACATAGGGCATACCCTATGTAACAGTAATCGTTACTGTATCTGATATTAGCTCATTACCTACTGTAGCTGTATGAGCTGTCATACGGTATGTTCCTGCAGTAAGCATGTTAGGGTCGATAATAACAGACCATGCGGTACTAGTTTGATCGATTATCCCTATAGGTTTGTAGCTAACTACGGCGTTATTTGCGTTATTAACAAACGTTAAGTGCACGTTAGCTCCCCATGCAGTATTCACTGAAGTACCTGTAACAGTAAATCCATCAATTGCTGCAAATGATACAGGCCCAGTAATACTGATAGACCCTGTAAGTGCAGCACTGTCGCTAGATAGGTAAGTTACAGCATTTCTCCATAATACAACATCATCAGGACTTAATGCATTTGAGTTTTCTGTACTTAGTAGCATACCTATCATAGTCGATGAGCTGTTAGCAGCATGCTGTCTCATATTGTCGTCAAATGCTTTTTCCTGTCTGATAGCAACATTGATTTGAGACCCTGTCAGACTTTCTGTTTTTCCAGTAGTAGGAGTAATTGATACAATGTCACCATTAGAATCCTTACTAACTGTCACATTACCATCTTGCATTCTTGTTGAAGCAAGTTTAGAATAAGTAGCAGCCTTAGCACCTTCAGCTTTAACTTTATCATCAGCTAAAGGGTAAACAGGAGCCGCTGTCAGTATAGGATTAGTTATACTTAACCCAGAGGTATCTATACCATTTTTAGTGTACATATCAGCCTGCATTTTCCACATAGAGACAGTGGTTGCTTTGGTATCAATATCTACTTTAGTTTTATTCGATGTAATTAACTTTGTATCTTCTAGTACCTTTTCGTGCTGAGCATTAATAAGCTGTGTGTCAGCTCTAACTTTAGCTAAACTGTATGGAGCATCTCTATTATCCTTAGCTATTTGTACAGCATGACTCATTGCATTGTCCGTTATACTACTACCTATAGATACCAACATTTGACTTAATTGTGTAGCCTTCTCAGCATCACTCAAATTAGAGTTTGCTAGAAATTCATTCATAGTCTCTTTAGCTCTAATGTATATACTATCTTTACCTACAGCTGCCTGCATCAACTCCTTGAACGGTGTTGTAACATCCAATGGTGCCACTAGTTCCTTTGTAAATAATGTCGCTGCCATACCCTATCCTTATACATACGTGATTCCACGCATTTCTTTAAACGTTAGTTTTTTACATTTATCTATTTCACACTCCACTTGTAACGCTCTGTTAGCTTCAACACTTATTTGCTCATCTTTGAGTAATCTGTCTTTAATACCATTCAGCTCCGCCTCACTCTTCTGAGCAGCCAACAAGTCTACCTGAGCCTCTACCTGCTTCTCTTGTAGCAAGTATTGCATACTTTGCTGAATAACGCTCTGCAACCCACCTAAATACACATTAGCATAGTCAGTAGCATTTATCCTACCTAAGTTATACTGTCCCTCTATATTTTTATTAACTGCGTTAACCAGTACATCAAAAACACCAGTACCGGTCCACTCATTACTGGCTGTTAATGAACCATTAGTCAAGTCTGTTAATACTATATTGGTTGCCATGTATTATTCCTTTACAGTAACCTAATTGCAGCTCACCTAAGTGAGCTGTGTTAAACTACTCTTTGTCTTCTACTTTTAAATCATCTTCGTAACTAATTGAGTAGCGATTTCTCATTGATGTAGTCATACTTCCATCTAGTCCTCTAACTGCCAGTGGAATCTGTATTTCTTTCAGCACATTAATGAACCCTTGTTCTACCTCTACCGGCACATTAAGTGGGATACGCTTAGTACCTAACTCAAAGAACCCATTACCACAAGTAACTGGTACTGTACTAGTAAAGTTATTCTCACGTTGGTCATTATCAGTAATCACAATAATATGCGTCTCTCTAGCCGCTTTCTCTGCATCTAACGCTAGTTCCCCCATAGTTTTAGCTACTTTCTTCTTAGCTTTGTCTGCTTGAGACATCTCTTCGTCTTCTGCTACTTCCTCAATTATTTCGGGAGTACCACTCTCTAAACTCTTATAGTGAGCTTCAATCTTTTCAGATAGTTTGGCTTCTCCGATGTTTGGACTATATTTAATTCCAAGCTCATCCGCTTCTATCTTCAATTCGTCTATCTTTGCCATTTGTATAATTCCTTACGGTTGTTTATTTATTGAGCAAACTCAATTACTGTATTCTACCTAAGGTTTACTTAAGGGGAGGTTAATTGTAGGAGTAGCTAACCTAGCCGAAGCTAGGCGCAGGGTTGTTATTTACTTACTGCAATGTCTACCCTTAACAGTTTTTCTGGCTCAAGAATCAAACCAGCATAAAAGAAGTTATAAGAGAAGAAACCTTTAGTTGCATAAGGGTTTGTTAAATCTACATCAGATGGAGACTTAGCGTTAAACTTGATACGACCCATACCTTTAAGACCGATAGTTGCAAATGAACCTTCAGTTGGGAACAGGATTGAGTGAACATCAAAGTTCGTACCATCATTAGCAAGTGTACCAGCATAAGCAGCCGGGATTGCAGCACCTTTACCATAGTTAACTAATGCAGCTTCTGACTCAATGAATCTAACTTCGTGCATTGCACCAACTTCGCCTTGTGCAGCAGTAGCAGCATCACCATACTTGTGGAATGGGACATATACGAATTCACGCTCATAACCAGTACCACGAGTTAAGTTTTCTAAGTCAGACTTAATATCAGCATCGATAATTGCATAGTACGCCTTAGCGATAGTTTTAGTATCAATCTTAGTTGAACCAGTTACGATAGAAGTATTTTTCTTAGCTCTATTACGAACCAATCTACGAACAGCTTTACGAATTAAGTCATAACTAACTTTGTAAGCATCATCAGTAGAACCGTCAGCAGCAACACCTGCACCGACTGTAGCCATTGATGTAGCAACACCTGAATACATCTTAGTAGGTGTAGCAAGCATATCTAACTGTACTAAATCTTCAAATCTACTATTAGCTAATTCACCTAGTTCTTCACGGTAACGTACTTGCATAGCGTCTTCAGAGAATAGTTCTACTTCATCAGTATATGTAATCATCTCACCATAACGAGCTAGTGTTGCTTCAACAGTAACTTTTTGTAGTGTACGTTCATTAGTTGCACCAGCACCTTCAGTAAGTGAAGCACCTGTTCCATCAGTCGCAGCAAGTAATGTTTGTACAGCAGTTAAATCTCTACCACTAAGGTAACCTTTAGCATTGAATGCCGCATCATTGAGTGAACGATCATACATGTGCATGAACTTACTAACCTTATATGTCTTACCTAGTTTCTTAGGCATAGCTTTACGCTTAGACCACTGTGAGTAAATATTTACCCTATTTGCTGCTTTGATACCAGCCTTGTCATAAAAATGTGTTATCGTGTTAGCACCTTGGGAGCTATTAGTCCCATTTCCGTATGTTTGAACAGACATTAAATTTTCCTTTTATAGTATTACGACAGCACTGTTACATACCGTCTTGAAGTTTCTTGTACCACTCTTCAAACGCTTCATCAGTGTCATCTAAGTAGTCAGTTACTTTAGGTGTGCTCACCCTTTTACGAGGGATTGTTGCAGCCTTGCGCTTAGGTGCAGCTTCTCTAACCTGAGTTCGTTGTTGCTGTTTAGCTTGAACTTGCTCAACTTTTTGCTGTGCTCTTAGCGCCTCTTGTTGCTGTAGTTCCGCAGCACGTGAGTTCATGTGGTATTGCTTACCTGCTTCAACGTAGTACTCAATATCTGGTCTACGACCACCATCTAATACTTTCATTTTCATAGCAATCGGACTAACTTTATCAAATGTACCATTCACTACATCTATGTGCAGTTCTTTAATCAGCTCAGGTTTCTGAGCAAATACATTTCGACTAGCATCATCCCATTGGTCAGCTACCACATGTTGAGTAATAGGGAATTCTTTGTCAGCAGCAATCTCATCAATCACCTCCTGGACCCTCAATTCACCCTCTTCACGCCCATAACTAGTTGGCACATAGTTGCTTTCTTTCTCTAAATCTAAGTCGAGTACGTCAACGTCTGCTCGCTTAATTAGTGAAGTAATCGCTTCTTTGTTGCCTTTAAGAGCATCTATCATCAGATTCATATCATCCTCAGTTAGTTTCTCTTCTTCCAAAGCACTTATCATTTTACGGTAAGGAGCAATAGCCTGCATTTTCTTAGTATAGTTCATTGACTGTCCGAACACTTTACCGAATTGGCTTAATATCTCATCTTCAGTGAATTCGAATTCTTGTCCATTCGCCTTATACTTGTACTTCTTAGGCTCAGCTTCTTGCTCTTCTACTTTAGGTTCTGTTACTTCGTCTTCCTCATTCTCCGAGTTATCTTCAACTTCTTCAGTCTCAGGCTCTTCCTCTTCATCAGGCGTTTCACTGTCATGACCTTCTTCAGGTTCTGCGGATTCCTCTTCAGGTTGTTCCACTTCTCCTTCTTCATACGCTTCAGCCTCTTCTTCACCAGGCTCAATTGTACCTTCTTCTTCGTAAGTAGTATCTGGGGAGTCTGCAGCTGCACGCTCTTCAGCCATAGCAGCGGCTAATTGGGCATCGTCCATATCGAACAATTCTTCTTCAGTATACGCCATCTGCTACTCCTCTAACGAAGCTACATTGTCTTCATCTTCCCCATCTTCATACTCTGTTTCATCTTTAATCGCTTGACCCATTGCTTTAATTGTATGTAAGTGGTCTTGTAACGCACTAATAGCAATCAGCCCTTCCATTACATCAGTTCTCTTACCGGCATTCTTCACCTGGTCACTAGCTAGTATGCTAACTCCACTTACTGCTTTATCTTTAAAGTACCCTTCTTCAATTACTTTCTTGAAGTCAGGGTTCTTTTCTAATCGTTCTAAAGCTTCTGCTTGTTCTACCCAGTAGGTCATTGTCTCATTTGCTGTCTGTTCTTGGTTAATTGTATCCATTGTTGTACAATTCCTTTTTATAATTGATTACGAATGATATTTCGTTACTGTTATTATACTGGCTATCAGCTTAAGGGAACTTTAAGTTACCGCATTCCTGCAGCACTTAACC